CAGTTCGTAAATAGCCTCTTCAAGACCCAGATTCACAAACCCGTTCACATTTTCGTATCGGATGAACACACGCTTGATACCAGCGGATTTTAGAAAGGCGACAAGCGAGGGAATGAAATCGTAATTTCGTGATTCGTTTCGCAGTGCGTCATATTTCTTAGAGACTTTGCGAAGCAGTTTCAAAGCTTTTTCTGCTTGGCGTAGATCAAAGTTGTGTACATCGTTTAGGACTGGTTCAAAGCCGTAAGCCTTTCTGTAGTCATCCCCAGTGGTGTTGTACTGAGCGTTGAAAGCTACAGCACCAGAAATAGAGTCAAAGCTACTGGTATAAGGTAGATTACCCGAAGAAACACTTTCAAGATCATCTTTTGAGGACATATCAATTCGGGTATTGATGTGGTTGTAGCCGTGAGAAGAATCAACAAAGATAACACCATAGTTCATTTCAATTTTCATAATGTAGTTCCTTTCTTCAATGGGGAATCAGTCAACACAAATAGTATATCAAAATTACTTGATGGTGTCTAACTTATTCAAGGCATTTAACACACGTTTGCTGCATCCAGATTTCTTCATTTCAAAGACACCAGACTTCATGGCTGCTAGAGCGCCTACGCCGCCGCCATCCGTTCCGAAAATACTACCAGCACTTGTGCTAGGGATCAAGCTTAAAATGCCGTAGTATTCGCTGTCGGCTATTACAAAGGCTTCTTTGGTGGTGTTGAAGACTTTACGAATGATGAGGATGGTGTTTCTAATTTCGTATGTCCAGCCAAGGCTGTCACACATTGATTTGATTTCAAGGGCGATTTCTTTTGAAGTGGGTTTGGTCATAAACCAATCTCCTAATTATTTTCTCAATTTCTACAATCAATAATAAGGTTTTCTGATCAACTTGTCAAAGATTTATTTTTTTAATTTGAAGCAGATAGCAACATTTCTGTTTTTATTTTTGACCAAGCGGAACTGTATTGCGCCAGCGGTCTTGAGGAATTGTTTAACTTCATCAACCCTCTCAGCAGGTACGTTATAAACAGCATGAGTTTGTACTGGGTCAAAAAGAGTCTGGATTGAAAATCCAAATATTGATTTGATTTCGAGAGCGATTTCTTTTGAAGTTAGTTTCATGCTCTAATCTCCTGATTTGTTTCTCTCTCACTACACAAACAGTATAGGCATAGTGAGAGTGTATTGCAAGAAATTATTTAGTCGGGATGGGGAAAATGCGATTATTTCCCAGTAGTGTAGGGAGTGAAAGCTTTATCCATTTTTTGCTAGTCCATAAATAAACACCACTATCAGATTCTTTAAAGTAAAACTCGCTCAGTGATCCTTTATGTGTCGCATCTACAGGTTTCATGATTCATCCTCTTCGTCAAGAAATTTATTAATTTTGCGATTGATTGCATCAATTTTATTTTCTGCGGCTTGTGTTATGTAGGTTGGTCTTCCAGAAACCCAAGACTTCCAACCACCAACACAATTTGCTGAATCCATTTTAATTGAGTCAATTGCGTCAACACAATCTGTGTAAGTTTTAAGATCAGCGACTTTGACTTTTGAAGCTCTCATGTTCAATCTCCTAGAATGTTTCATCAATCTCCCAGTACAAAGGTATTATCTCATAACAAGAGGGAGAGTGCAATAGGTTACGAATCTTTTCCAACAAAAATCTTTGGAATTCCAGCATGATCGTAGGTGATTTCTGCAATCAAGCAACCGCCATGGCTGTAATAGGTGAAAAGGTCTGTGTTGATAACTTTACGAAAGACGTTTTTTGTGGTGGGTTTGTCGGCTAATGATTCCATGGTAATGAAGCTCTCTTTGATAGAGGAATCGACATGGACTTCGACGGTTTTATCTTTATTCACAACGACAACAGCAACGTATGACATGATTCAATCTCCTAATGCTCGGGAACTCCCTTACTCAACACAAGTATTATCTCATACCGAGTAAGGTATTGCAACACATATTCAACCTTCGTATCGAATCCATGCTTCGCTACCATAACGAGGTGTTGTTTCGTTCCAGTACATAACCCCTGTCAAATCTTGCGGATTGTAATTTGTAATTTGTTCTAGGAATCTATCAGCCTTCACCAGCGCCTCTTTCTCTACATTTGTATGGCGTAGTACACCCTCATCATCAAACTCTGATACAACGTCTGGGAATTTCGCATAGTGTGTGTATCTGCGACCGTCTGGGTATTCGCCCATGATAAAGTACACATTAGAGTGATCTTTTTTGAAGTCGCCTGTGTAATCAATTGTCTTAACATACGAATCAATATAAAATTCCATAACAATCTCCTAAGCGTAAGAATCGCCAGTTAGTCTTTCCATCTCTAGCCTATTTTCTTCACGACTATTGGTTCTGTGAATTTCATCCCATTCTGAATTGTAGATTACATATTCGTTTCCGTGATCAAAATACATTTTTGTAAAATATTCCATCTCTAATCTCCTGTGTTTCTCAATTTCTACAACCAGTATAAACGAAAAAAGGGACACTCGCAAGAGCATCCCTTCATTTTTCCTAACTATTTTTTATTCTCTATCTAATTCTCCAGCCACTTCCCCACCAAGTGAGTTAAATTGTTTTCCTGTGAATGTGCCTTTTGGGGTTTTCATTTCTTCTTTATAGGGAATCCTTAATCTGTTATCAAATGCCTTAACAAAACCTTCTTCTTTACTAGCCGCATCTTTCAAAAACCAACGAATTGCTTCAAGGGTTTGTTCTGGTGTTCCACCTTTTGCTTCATCTAAAAATTGGGTGTAAGTCTTCATAATTCTTTCCCTTTTCGTTTGGTATGCCAATAGTGTAACACTATTTATCACATAATGACACCACCAGAGATTGGTTCTGGAATCTCTGTATTCGATCCAAACGTGTCACAGAAATTTGATAGGTTCTTTCTCAGATAGGCTTCCGCCATTGTAAATTTAGCAATCGCCCTATTGTAAGAAACTTTCTCGTCAAGTTCGTCAACCCCATCTTTTTCAAAACATTCACCACAAAACACAAATCCGCATTTTGTGGTGATAAGACAAGCAATTGAATCATTTTCGTAAACGTATTCAATTTTTTCGATTTTTGCTTTTAATTCAGTTTTCATTTGACTTCCTTAATTAATAAGCATTCTCTACAAAGACAACCATCGTGAAATTTATCAATTGGTTGATAAGGGACAGCAACACACCAACAAGCAGAAAGGGACTTCCCATCTTCCATAGCACAATAAGAAGGCTTATCACACTTAGGGCAATCGTGTGTTGACGTATCACCCTGTATCTTTTTCATTGTTTCCATGCGGGTTTTGTCGGTCATATTTCCCCAATCACCAATCTCTTTTAAGGTTCTGTGGCAAGCTAGGCACAGCTTATTTGCACCTAGCTTACACTCTTTTTTACACGGACTCAATTAGAATTCCAATGATATATCACAAGCCCCACCAGCACAAGCAGCACCAGCCATTGTATCAACGTCAACAAATTCTTTCTTTTTCAATTCTTTGCTGAAATCAATTTTCTTCATTGTTCTTTCGATAGTTTGCCATTTGTGTAGATTATGACAATCTTTCAAACAATTGGTCATTGTAATAATATCTTTAAAGTAGTTGTTTGCGAACTTTGTAGCCCTACGAATCCAATCACGCTTTAGAAGATCGTCAGAAGACTCAGGATCAAGTTTCTCACCCCACCCATTAACAGTCTCACAAGCAGTCCAAAGGTTGTTGTTGAATGCTTTAAGGCCATCAACGATCAAACCAGATGCCATCATGGAAGCTGCGCCGTATTCATCCATTATCTGTTGTGCTGTAAACACTTCTGTGAAGGGAGCTTGTGGGTAAGCTTTATCCCCAAACGCAGATAACAATGAAATACCAGCAAAATAATCTTTATTGTCAAAAATGTATTGCTCAACTTCATCCCAGTCATCAACAGTGATTGTGTTGCTTACATTATGTCTAAGATTTTTTTCTACACATAATTCAGGATTTGTTCCATATTCAATCCAAAATTGTTGAGCCTTCTTCACATAATCCAATTGCTTCACGCCCATCAATTGATCTTTATAAAGAGAGCCTTCTTTTGAAACTACAGGAAACGAAACAACATAATCTGTTCCATTAGCAGACCAAACAGAAGGTTCCACCATTTTAGGATTCTTTTCTTTTAAAAGAGTTAGTACATCATCTTGTTCGTTCATCTGAACGTTTCTAAAGTACATAGGCGAGTGTTCGCCGTGAATGCCACTAGCAGTACCAAGTATAACCGAAGCATTCCCAGAAGGCTTCACACACGTTGTACGAGCCGCTTGATTAATACCAATCATATCAGAAACAATCTTATTCCAATATTTTACTTCTTCGGCAGCATCAATCATGTTCTGCTCATCAAATAAAACATCTGGGTTATTCATCCAACCAGTAATAGAGACACCAATCAAAGCTTCGCGTTCTGTGATCCTACGTGTTGCATCTGTCAAGAATTTAAAGTCTGTGTATCCAGCTTGTAGTGTGCCAAGAATAGAAGCGGCTTTGGCTGCTTTCATCAATTTTTCTCTATCAACACACATACCACCATTTATTTCCGTCAGATTACAAAATTGAAACCCTGATTCGCCTGTTTCTTGACAAGTTGGTAGCATACCAATTTCGACACATGGATTAAAGCAGTATTCAAGGTTATCGGTAAGAACAAAACCCGGTTCGCCGTAATCCTTAACAGACTTCATAATCTCAGCCCACTCTTCTCTTGTAATTTCATTACGCAAAAGAATAACACTGTTGTTTGAACGACCACGTTGTGGATTGTTTATAAACCAGTTTCCAGTTTTTGCTTTCATCATCTCTTCATCATCTTTAGAGAAAAGACATATAGTAGCAGAGCGTCTAACACCACCAGACAAAACAGCATCAGCCATATGCATCACATAATCGTATGCTTCTATTGGTTTAATGGATACTTCTTTCTTTCCATTGGTTGCCTCATTTAGAAGTGTTTCGCATTTTCCAAGCGATTGACGCAACCCGTCAGGGCCGGGAGCTTTGAACCCACCAGAAATATGAGCGCCTTTTGGTCTGATCTTAGACAAATCGAAGTATACGTGACACCCTTCATATTCAGGGAACTCACCACCACCTACCATATAGGATGACATAAGCACACCAAAGGATTGCGCCCATCCCTCAATGGAGTCAGGTACTACAAACGTTTTTGTTTTTTTGTCGTATCGCTCTTTCATCTTTGGAATTCTTTCGATATGATGTTTCTGAACACTAAATCCAACACCACAACCAGATAAAAGAAGATACATAGCCTCTTGAAAAAATGAAACCCTATCACAATGACTAACAGAACAATTATATATTCTTGAGTTATGTTTAAATAATTGATCACCACCGAATTGCAAAGCTCTCTGAGCGCCTAAAACAATTTTTTCTTTGTATGATTCGCCGCAAAAGTCAATCAATTTTTCCAGTTCTGGTGTCATTATATCTGCATACTTTTTCTTATGCATATCTTGAACAACACGATCTACGCTTTCATCCCAAGTCTCATACCCATCTTTCTCATCATCCCAACGGGAATACCCCATATAAAACTTTGATTGAGATAACATTTGCTTTCCTAAGTCTTTCTTTTGGCTGATTGAAACTACATTGCTTGACATTGCTTTCCTCTTTGATTTTAAATGTTATTGCAGATTAAATAGTCTACAATAGCCGTGGAGTCTATCACGTCACCTATAGGCGACTCAATATTTTTTCGTGTGTAATTCATAATGGTTTTTAAGTCTGTGTCAAACCGATCATCAAACGCCTCTAGCATGGCTTCTTTCTTAGAATTGCCTTTACCAGTAAAGTGTTTTTTGATGGTGGTTGGTGCAGGTGTGGTGAACTCAATTCCAGCTTGCCATAGTTTTAGTTTTAGAATTCCTGTGTTCTCTCCAATATTGAAAACAGCGCCACGACCGGCCATTGCGTAGCCTTCTAGAGCAACCTGCTTTACGTTGAACTTTTGTAGAATAGCAAGCGCCCATTCACTGATATTATCAAACCTTTCCATTTCAGATTCATAAGGAATGTGAGGCATTCCGTAGATGTTTTTGTTGAAGGTAGACTTATATTTAGTCTCAGAAGTGTAGAAAAATACCTTTACATCATTGAAATTAACTATCGGCTTCATAGGATGAATTGCAATGGCTGGTGTTGTATAGCTGTAGTCGATGCCAGCACACATAGCAACCTTACTCATCGTCAGAACTCATGTCCAGATCGCCGCGCTGATCTTCTCCACCAATGTCATCACCACAGAACGGACAATAACTAATTTCTGAACTCACACTCACTATAATATATTGTTGATCACAGTTTGGACAAATAACTTCTTGTTTTAACATAAAAATCCCTTGTAGAAAATTGTTTAGATTGATTTCTACAAGGGATTTATGTTGTATTAAATCAGAGAATTTTAAGTAATTATAATGGTGCTACTATTGTGATTGCTTTTATGTCGTAAGCATTATACTGTAATGCCTCCGAAATAAACGCTTTGATTTGTCCCATTGTGCAAGTATCAAAAATAATTTTAACGGATTTTGGACTACAACCCCTAAATTTATCAAAATTCTTAATATTATTAACAACAGCAACAGATAAGGCTGCATCAAACCCTAACCTTTTATTCATTTCTCTAGCTGTATGTTGATTATGACACACAATCAAAACATCGTCATCTGATTCTAATACAGATTTTGATACATATTCTTTGATTGCTTCTGTGTGTCCACACTGGCGACCAAAACTAAAAATAGTTGCTTTCTCAAATGGGCTTACATGATGATACATATGATCTCTGAAATGATCAGCCGAAATATCAACCATACCTTCTAACAATTCTAATGTATTGTACCTTCTAACTGTTTCTACCAATTTCATAGTAACCTCTATATGTAAAGAAAAAAAGGGGCCGTAGCCCCTCTTGTTAATCGCCGTTTGCTAGTCTTGCAAACTCATTCAAAAGATCATCGTCATCGGCGTCTTCTGGAACCACTTCTTTCTTAGCTGGTGCTTTTTTCACTTCTACTGGATCAGGTTTTTCATCATCTTCACCTCTTGACTCTTTGTACTGCTCTCGGAAGTCCTCTTCTGCTTCCTTAGCGTGATCCTCAGAGGTTTTATCAAGCTTGTCGTAGTC